CCCTTGAACCCATAACTGTGTTCTCATTTCCTGTCGTGATTGCCGCTGACGCACCTTTACCTACTGCAACATTAGAACTGGCAGTAGTAATAGCCAACAACGCATCTTTACCTATTCCGACATTACTTGCTTCTGCTCCAGACGCACCTCTACCCGCACTAAATCCTACATAGGTGTTATCTGCTCCAGTAGTGTACGTTCCAGCTTCATACCCCACGGCTGTATTATTATCTGTTAAATTGACATAAAGCGTGTGCATCCCAATAGCAGTATTATAATTACCAGATACATTAGCACTGAGAGAATCGTACCCAACAGCAGTATTCCTTACGGCATCTGTGATATTCCCTAATGACTGAACACCAATACCTGTATTAAAATCCCCAGTTGTTATATCTTCTAACGCTTTATATCCAATAGCGGTATTATCAGTAGCCGCTAAAGTAGTTCCTGTTCCCATTGCCAAGTGACCAATCGCAGTATTCTGGTCTGCTCCGACATCTCCAAGTACCGTTCCAGCATTTGTTAAAGCATGGTAACCAAAAACAGTATTTGAAGTATTACCATCATTATTCGATAGCGAGATTCGGGAATTGTCATCGATGATCATTCGTGTTGCACCAGCGGTATTATCAACAAAAGCGAGTTTTCCCCCACCTATACTATTACTGTCATATGACGAATATATAGACCAGTCCCTTCCACCAGTTCCAGTATTATCCAGTCTAATCTGTGCTCTTGAATCAACAAATTGGAGATGTAAACCCGTTGCTGGAGCTCCAATTCCAATTCCGACATTGCCTGCTGGTGATATTCTGATTCTTTCTGTTAAACTTCCACCATGCTCTCTTGTATATAGCCCTAAATATCCACCGTACTGATTACTTGTACCAGTTTCTTTTGCACCTTTAATCTTTGCGAAATTCGCAAAAGTCGTTAAATTAAATCTTCCACCTAATCCTAAAGACCCACCTTTATCAATAGCAACAGCATCATTAGTTTGTATACTTACATTTGTATCACTTGCCGTTACGTCACCGCCAACAATATTAAGTTGTCCTGAATTATCTCCTTCTACATTGTTGTCACCATCTACTATCTCTAAGTTTGCTCTTGGTGCCGCAGTTCCAATTCCGACAGAGCCAGTTGATGTAATTCGCATACGTTCACTAACGCTTGTACTATCCGCTGGAGCAGTGTAAAATGATAAATAAGTTTGATACCCAGAGCCTGTCCATGTTCCTTCTGTGAGAGCTTTTATTTCTGCCCCAACACGGTCACTACTTGATTCTCTACCTAAAAATCGCACTCTCCCTAATACAGCATCAGTAGCATTAATATCCGTAGGACTTGCTTCAGTTCCTTTGGAACTTGTAAAATCTAATGTTCCATAAGCACCAGTTCCATATCCTTTAATAGCCATCTGAAAAGTAGTACCAACAATCGTTAAAGGATTACCGGGACTCGTAGTTCCAATTCCGACATTGCCTGACTGCATTGTCATTGTATTGGTTGACGTGCCAGCTTTCATTGTATAGAACTGTAATTCGCCATCTTCAGTACCATCAGTAATGTCCGTGGATTGACCAGTAATGTATGCGTAGTTTATTTCTTCAGGTGTACCAGCATCATTCATACTTCTAAAATCTATTTGTCCAATAAAATCATCGTCTGCTGGAGAGCTTGTATTACGAAGTAATTGGATTGAAACAGGATTAGCTCCACCTTGTTCATTCTCAATCTTTAATATTGGTTTACTTGCAGATGTGGAATATAAATGCAATAAAGTGTCGGGCGAATCAGTTCCAATTCCGACGGAGCCAGTTTGTAAAATAGTCATCATCACACTATCTTGACTATCAATTCCACCTTCACCAAATTTAATAGACTGACCTTGACTTGAATCTTCATCTGTGGCATCTATTGTAATAAACAATGAGCCTTCGGATGAAATACGACCACTCTGTACACCATAATTACCTAACTGAAGTGTATTATTTAAAGCAGAAGTACCAAATAATTGCAAACGAGCCGCATTGGTGGGTGCAGTTCCAATTCCGACACTGCCGTTGGTAGTATCAACTACAAAGACATCCCCACCATCACCATCCTTGCGGACAAGGAATGCTTCGGTAGAAGTAATATCAATTACTTGCGTACCTTCTAAGATTTCATCAAACGATAATGAACCACCACCACTTACGGTTAAGTCACCGCTTATAGTTAAGTCACCATCTATTGTGCCACCATTACCGAAATCTTCGACTATGGCTCTAAGCATTGAACTCTGCATTAGATTTCCACCACTTTGACTGCGCCAGTAGTTGTACTGGTTGAGTTATAATTAAAGTAGACTGTATTCCCTAAGCCCTTTGGAACGGTCAAGAAAGTAAGTGTGTTTTTTGGGATCACTAAATCATTTGCTGCGGTTACGTCGGTAGTTGTTGTAGAAAAATTAAAATAAATTTCTACCGCAGAATAGACTCCTACTGTAGCTGTACTTGATGATAATAATTTATGGGTTGTGTTTGCGACGTTGGCTGAACTGCCAGCGGTTCCTGCGGTTGAGACCGTCCAGACTCCCCCAACTGTTGCATTTAAGGCTTCCTGGACTGAATGTGTATGTAAATCTGCCATTTTTTCTTCCTCTCTAAGGTTTGACTACCGTGAACGAGACCGTTTCAGGGGTAGAGTTATTTTTTGATCATTTTTTTTGCTGCTTTCTTTACAGCTTTCTTAATAGAACGCTTTTTAACGGGCTTAATATAGGGCATATCGCTATGTTCTCCCTGTACCCTTATAAACCCATGACTTTTAAGTTCATCGAGTTTTTCGGGGTGTTTTTTAAAGACATCATCCTCAAGCCTTTCCATTCTTCCAATTTTTGGTGATTTCCAATATTGCATAGTTCCTCCATTAGACTCAGGGGGTCAGACCAACCAACCCCCTAAGTCATTTGTCATCCTGGAATTAATCTACGTTAGTAAATTTAACTCCTTTGATATTATCAGAATCATCGAGAATCTTGGCTCCGTACACCATATCGGCGACGATTTTGGTTCCAAGAGCATCAATGGAATATTCCGATTGAACACGAACATCCTGTTGAACGGCGCAAACTCCAGCAGACTTGTGGAATATAGCCCCTGCTATTGTTGAGCTTGTTCCAGCGGTGCTGACTGTATTAGACATATAGACATCAATGCCGTATAGACTTCCAACCATTCCAGAACGCATACCTCGATTACCTTCACCAACTGCGTCATTACGAATAAAGTATTGAGCAATTCCAGCAGAAGGATTCAAGATGTCAGCGAATAAGGTTGGATTAACAACCATTGCACATTCACCATCCATGTAAGGGACATCGTTTTCGCCTAAAGTAGCAAGTGTTGATTCAAACACTGCTGCCGTTAAAGTATCATCGGCAGATAATGCTTGAGATTGATTTAAGCCATCTAATTCAGCCCAAATATCAGCATCTAATTGTCTTGCTAAAGCCTCACCCATCATACGAGTGTACTTTTCAACAAGGTCAGCTTCAGATTGAATGAGCGTAATATCCTCAAATAATTTTCCAACATATTTATGTTTATTTAAGGAGAGTTGAGTTTCGGTTGTTGCAGTTGCATCATAAGAAACATCTGAACCAGCCGCTTTATCTGAAGCACTCGCAATAGAGATTTCGGGGACATGAACTACATCGCCGTATCCTTTTGATCCTACCAGCGCAGAATAGTCTTCAATCAATCCTCTGAACACAGTTTTACGTTCAAAAAATTTATAGATACCGTCAGACCAGATTTCTGGAATGAAGTATTGTTCAGTAGTGTTTGTTGCTGCACTACCTTGATAATGTTTAGCCATTTTTTAAATTTACCTTTTAATATAGCCCTGTAGTATATCGCCCCAATTTGAACGCCTTTCTTCAGCGGTCATATCCACCCAATTTTTATTGGTAGGATTAGTTGATCGTGCAGGGGTTCCACTTGTAGGGACTACATTATTAATTTCTTGATTTAGTTTATCAGTTAAAGTACGAAGTTGAGTCACGGATAAATCTCCGAATGATTCTTTATCTTCATCACTTAATGCGTTAAGCAGTTCATCACGATAGGCTTCTTCAGCACTCTTCAGTCTATTGTAGTCGGTTTCCATTGAATCTATATGACTTTGTCTTTTCTCGGCAATTTCTTTCCATTCGTTTTGTTCTGCCAATCGTTCATCCTCTTGCTTTGACACCTTAGATTGCAATTCAGCAAGTTTAGTCTCTGCTTCTTGTGCCCTGTTTCTATACTTTTTGCTTTCTGCAATCGCAGAACCCAACTCAGGACTCATTTCGGGTTCTTGACTCTGGCTATTAGTTGCCACCTCTTGTGCGGTATCTTGCACGGCTTCTTTGTTTAGTTCAGACATTCTGTCCTCATTTTATTATGTTTAAATTAAGTCATAAAATATATTTTTAAAAAATAAGATTTAGATATTTCACACTTTAATATCAAAAAAAACCTTTTTACGGTTAAATTTCAATATCTTTTGGTCAATCTCATCATCTATAAAATCTCTTGCGAACTCCCAATTTTTGTCATTAAGTCCATAGATGTTCCGTCTTGGTTTATTTGTTTTTGTAGGGGGGTTGGCATTACCTAAGACTTTTAAGCCAGACCTATAATTAATTTCTACACTATCGGTTGTGGCTTTTTGTGCTTTTATAGAATTTAACATTTCACCAGATGCTCTAAGATTAGGAGGGGAAACCTGTCTACTTGAAGAAACTCCTTTGGGTGTTGCTTTTCCTGCTGCTTTTTTTATAGCATAATCATAACTATATGATTCAAAATCCCGAGAACTACCAGAACCATCTTGGCTTATGCCATTATCAGAGTCCTCTATTATTCTTGTAACTAATTTCCCACCTAACTTTAACCAATCAGAACGACGTTGTTGGACTAATTTATCGGGTCTAAAATTCTTCATTTTATCTCCCAGGAGTGGCGACAATTAAATCCGCCTCTTGTTCCAAATGGAGTATCTGAAGAACTCGCTTCTGATTCTGTATAACCATCTTTAGGTTCGTTGTCTTTAGTAGATTGACATTCATCTCTTGTAAAAGCATCTTGTGGGCCCATATAAATCCATTTAACATCTGCTCCTTTGAACAC